TGGCGCGGACGGTAAGTCAGTGACGATGGAAGAAGTAATGCCCGCACTGGAGGAACTGGTCGGCAATTACATCAAAGCAATCCCAGCTCCCAAGAACGGGGAAGACGGCAAGTCAGTCACAGTCGAAGATGTCGAGCCTATTATCCATACATTAGTCGAGGAAGCTGTTAAGGCAATTCCAGTTCCGAAGAATGGGGAGAAAGGCGATAAGGGCGACAAGGGGGAAGCAGGTCGGGATGGGCGCGATGCGCTGCAACTGGAAATTCTGGACGGCCTTGACCCAGAGCGCACTTACCATCGCAATACATACGCACGGCATCGCGGGGGCATTGTCCGCTCCTTCCGTGACACGGATAAGCTATCCGGCGTCGAAGAGATTGAGAAAGCTGGCTGGGTTGTGGTAGTTGAAGGGCTGGAGAGCATCGAAGTAACGCAGGACGACGACAACCGTGTGGTCCTTAACTTCAACACCACGAGCAAGCGCATGACCAAAGAGTTGCACTTCCCTGTTATGGTTTACAGGGGCATCTGGAAAGACGGTACGTTCAAGAAGAACGAAACTGTGACTCGTGACGGCTCGTTATGGATATGCAAAGCAGACAGCACCGAAACTCGACCAGGTGATGGTGACTCCGATTGGCAGCTTGCAGTTAAGCGAGGCCGGGATGGCAAGGATGGTCTGAAGGGCGACAAGGGAGAGCCGGGTCGCGACTTAACGATAATCGACCACAAAGGGAAGAAGCTATGAGAAGGCATACCTGGAGCCGGAACCAGCTCACATATCCTGGCAGCGCCACGCGGGTGATGGTGCTGAGTGAAACAACTGAGGAGCCCTTAACACTCGAGGAATGCCGGGCGCACTTGCGACTCGACCCAATAGATAGCGACGGGCATCCGGACGATTCTCTGGTTGCTCTATATTTGTCGGCAGCCCGCCAGGCCTGTGAGAACTATCTAGGCATGAGCCTAACGGAAAAGACCATCATGGCCGTTATTGACTCGTTCCCATCGGATAACGGAGGCATTGTTCTTCCTTTTGGGCCAGTAGCGGAAATCACCAACTTCAGTTTCGGTGAGGGAAGTGATGCTGCTGTTGACTTCACGTTTAGCCCATATACGAATACAGTCTACCCAGTCACGCAATGGCCAAGCCTACGCAACAGCGAGCCCAACGCGGAAATCCGGATTACATATAGGGCTGCCGCAATGGGCAGCGATGCATTAGGCCCGCTTCCTTTCACTATCAAGGCCGCAATACTGTTGCAGCTTGGGCACTTGTACGAAAACCGGGAAGACGTTGCGGACAAGCCCCTCGTGGCTATTGCAAACGGCGTCCGCTCCCTGCTTAAACCACATCAAATTCGGATGTCACTAGCATGAGAGCCGGGCGCTTACGTCACAAGGTAGAGTTCCAAGAACTTTTCACCCAGATAGATTCGGAGGGGGACCGGGTAGAGACTTGGGTTGATTTGTTTGGGTATCCCATCTCGACGGAAGTTGCCCCTGTATCCGGGCGCGAGTATCTTTCATCGCAAGCTGTTCAAAGCCAATTAAATACCCGCATGACTGTCCGTTATAACGACAAGTTTAAACCCGGAATTCGCGCAGTATTCCGCGGCAAAGTGTATAAGATAGAAGCTGTACTGCCCGACCCAAATAGCGGGTTGCATTACCTGACTCTTATGGCGTCCGAGGGTGTGGCTTATGTTGGGGATGCGGTTGAAGATTGACCAGTTAAAAGGTCTATGGTCCGGAAGAACGGTTGTTTGCATTGCAAGTGGCCCAAGCCTAACGGAACAGGACTGCGAGCTGGTACGGCAATCGGGGCTCCCGACAATCGTCACGAACAACACGTTCGAGCGGTGCCCATGGGCGGATGTGCTTTACGCTTTCGACGGGGCTTGGTGGCATGCATACCGGGCTCAGGTAGATAAAACGTTTCGCGGTATTAGGGTGACCAGCTGGATGTCGGGCGGTTCATATGGCGCCCTGTCTGTTCATGGTAAGGGATGGTTCTCCAACTTCGGGAACTCCGGCACGAATGCAATATCGCTCGCAATAGCGGGCAAGGCTAAAAGAATCATCTTGCTGGGGTATGATGCAAAGAAAGCAGACGGGAAGTCGCACTGGCACGGTGAACATCCGAAGCCCTTATCCAACTGCAACTCAATCGCCCGTTGGCCGAGTCAATTCAAAGCGCTTGCTTCTTACGCAAAGAGGCAAGGCATCGAAATTATAAACTGTAGCCGGGAAACAGCTTTGGATTGTTTTCCATTGGGGGAAATATGTCAGGTCTTAGAATCAGAAGTGGGCGGGGGCTAGGGGATGCGCTTTACCTGCAAGCCATAGTCGATTATTTATTAACTCGGGGGAAGAAGGTCGTAGCTCTAACTGATTATCCCGACGTATTCAGCCAGCTAGATTGCACGACCGAGAAGTTCAGCCGGAATAATGTGGACATCCTTGCCCATTATGCCCAGCGCAAGCCTATTAAAGGAACAACTCAATTTCAAGACTGCTGTATCAGCGCAGGGCTGCCGCAGGACATCCCGCTGATGATAAGCTGGCGGGCGCAGAATTACGAATTGCTCCAGATACTTGAAAGGTTCCAGCCGTTTGTTGTCTTGCAAATGGTACGTCCTCCCATGAATAGGAACGACGGCTTTGGGATGGAGCTGCTCCCCAACTTCAGCAAGATGCAACTTGCGATAGACGAGATATCAAAGAATTACAACATCATTCAAATGGGCAATGGCAAGCCCCTTCACAAGTTCGACGGGGTGACTCTGGACTTAGCTGGAAAGACAAGCGTCAAAGACCTGCTGGACATGGCTAAGGTCGCCAAAGGCTTTATAGGGCATTGCTCGTTTATGAACCCTCTAGCAGAGTGCTTCGGAAAACCGTCGCTGACAGTCTGGAGCAAACGCGGACTTAAATCGCCCGTCCCATATATCCAGCAAATAACACCAGAGAAGATTCATCACCACAAGAATTCCAAGTATGTGATAGACTCCGCAACAGAAGAAGAGATAAGGTGGGTGGCAAATGAATTCTTGCAGTAGGGAGCATGTCCGGTCAATCATCGAGGGGCAAAGGGTGGCGCTAGTGGGTGGCGGCCCAAGCGCTTTCCTTAATGAGCCCGGGTATATTGATTCGCATCACGTTGTCGTTCGTGTGAATAATTACAAGCTCGCGCAGGGTAGCGGGCAACGGACGGATATCTTCTACAGCTACTTCGGGGTGAACATTTCCAAAACTTCCGAGCAGTTACAAAAAGATGGTGTGACGCTTTGCATGGCCAAGTGCCCAGACGATTCCATCCCGGTAACGGATTGGCATAAGCGCCACGGCAGGATGAACGGGGTGCATTTCCAATACATATACATCGCACGGAGGCGCTGGTGGTTTTGCCCAGTCTACATCCCAACCCGCGAAGAATTCATGAAAAAGTTCGCGCTGTTGGGTAACCATATTCCGACTACTGGGTTTGCTGCTTTGCTGGACATCCTTGCGTTCAACCCTGCCGCAGTCTACTTAACTGGGTTCGACTTCTTTGAATCAAGGATTCACAATGGGGATGAAAAGTGGGTACCTACAAATCAAGCAGACCCAATCCGTCACGAGCCGAACAGGGAGCGCGACTGGATAATCGAAAACAAAAGTAAGTACCCGCTTATCATGGACGACACATTACTGGAGAGCTTGGAGAGGGGAAGAAAATGATATACGAGTACAAGGGCAAACTGTATCCACAGTACTTGAAGGAAGGCAATGCAGCCCGCTTCGCCACTCCATTTGCTGAACAGTTCTGCAAGGGGCGCGGGCTTGACATAGGATGCGGGGATTGGCCTTTGGGTTGGGCTATCCCCATAGAGAAACGGCATGGGGCAACCGCGGAAGCTTTGCCGGACGATAAATTTGATTACATCTTCTCTAGTCATTGTTTGGAGCATCTAACCGACCCGGTGAAAGCCCTGCTGCATTGGAAAAGTAGACTCGTTGACGGTGGGGTGCTGTTTCTTTATCTTCCGCATCCGGATATGGAGTACTGGCTGCCGCAGAACAATCGTAAACACTTGCACCAGTGGCATCCTGACGATATGCGTAAGTTAGTCGAGGACTTGGGCTTTGTAAATGTCATCAATAGTGAGCGCGATTTGTGCTGGAGTTACAGCGTTGTCGCGTTTAATAAAATGACCTAAAACTTGACTTTTAGATGTTTGTATGCGGCAGGATTTAGCGCATAATTACGGAAATAAACAAAGGTCCTTTTTTGGGGGGAACCTAATGCCGCAACAAGAACATAACGAACTGCTGGAAAGACTGGAGCGCGTTGAGAAAATTGCGCTCAGGGTAGAATCGTTACTCCTTCAACTTGTTGCTTCCCTTGCGGAAGAAGAACCGCAAACTTCCGAACCCGTGCTTTCGTTTGATGGTGAACCCATTGGGAGAGAACGTGCGGAGTTCGAACCATTATGAACGTTGACTTCAAAATCGATGGCTTGGAACATACGCTGAGCATGCTGAGGCAGCTCCCAGCGGAAGTCGTTAGCAACCGCGGGGGCCCTGTTAAAGCTGCGCTTCGAAAAGGAGCGCGGGTCATCCAAAGGCAAGTCATCGCTAACCTAAAAGCGGTCACTGCTGGGGACGATAGCACCGGGCTCCTTGAGCAAAGCATAAAAGTGACCAGGGGCAAGCCCCCGTCCGACGGAAAGGGCGAACGCTACCTTGTCCGCGTCCTCAGGAAGACATACCCGGACCGGGAAGGGAGACCCACCACAACGAGAAAGACTGCTAACCTTTTGGAGTACGGTTCCAGCAAACAGCCAGCTGAACCCTTTATCCGCCCAGCGTTTGCATCAAGGGCTAGGGAAGCTATAGAGGTCACAGTAAGTGACCTAAATAAATCAATCGATAAGATTGCCCAAAAGCATTTAAAGAGGTAAGCAATGTTTCCTCCGGTCTTTGATATCTTAACCGCAGCGCCCGATGTGACCACACTGGTCCAGACTCGGGTTTACGGTAGCGGCCAGGCTGTTCAGGACACATCCAAGCCTTACGTGGTCTGGTCTGTCCCAGCGGGCGCACCCGAGAACACGCTTTCGGAACTGCCTACTGTGGACAGGCAAGTCGTACAGGTTGACTGCTACAGCAAGGAAGAAAAGCAGGTGAAGCAGTTAGCAATCGCAGTTCGCAACGCCTTGGAGCCGCACTGCCATATGACGCAACACCTGGCAAATGAACGCGAGTTTGATACAAAGCTTTTCCGAGTTGCATTGCAGTTCGATTATTTCTTGAACAGATAAGGAGAATATGATGTTAAACGGTTTTATGAAGAATGCGAACAGTGACGGGCTTGCTGCAAGTGTTGTGGCGATGACTCGCTCGGGTCGATTGTTTGGCCTAACTGGGATTAACACCGGAGCGGACCAGTTTATCCAAATACATGACGCAGCAGAAGCCCCGTCCGCAGGGGCGACACCTGCTGTCTCGTTCAAAGTCCCGTCCGGCGAAAGCTTTTCCTTGGACTACGCTCCCTATGGTCGCCACTTTGTGAACGGGATTGTGGTTTGCAACTCCAGTACAGCGGACACTTTGACCGCTGGTGCTGCCGACTGCATGATTGACGTACAGTATCGCGAGGACTAAACAATCATGGCCCGGTTAATCATAGGAGGTACAGGTGGCGGAGGCGGAGGCGGCGGTGGTGGCGGCAGCGAGATAACGCTTGGCGACTATACCTTCAAGATTATCCCTCCGGATGTAGAGAATTCCCTGCCAGGACTTTTTGAAGGGTCTGTAGCTGGGGTACGAAAGTTCGCTGTTGATGGTGCATCGAATGTCATTTGGGGCACTGGCGAACCGGACAACTGGGGCGTCGAATTTATAACTCATAAGACTGTCCTTCCACCACCTACTGAATTCGACGCGGGATACGATTGGTTTATAACCGATTCTGAAGAGAATTGGTTATATGAATTCTACATGGACGGCTCAATTGACCCAACCAATGTCGCTTCGATTTGGAGTGCTAATAATTTCCAGATAACCGGGGGAGCTTCACAGCCTGACCCAAAGATGACTCTCCAGATAGGTTCATCCGGTGCGAAGATTGAGCTAACTAACGAATTTTTTCAGTTTACTAGACCCATTGCTCTGTTTAGTAGCGGAGGGTTAAACCAGGCGCATATCACCGCTGAGAACAACAACAAGCTTTCGATTAAAGACGAACTTGGAGTCCCCGTACAGATAAATGTGGAATCCCTTGGCACGGGCACTCCTTCAGCTGCCCTATATCTTAAAGGGGATGGGGCATGGGGCATTGGTCCTAACGAAACTGAGCTAGAGAATCCAGCCAAGCGGTTTGGTCTTATTCAAGACTTTGTAAGTTTTGGCGGGACAACAATCCCCAACTTGAGCACGTTCACAGCGAATGGGGGTGCTGTCACGCTGTTGCCTGGTACTGCTAAACGACCAGGCATTATCCGGCTAGTTCCTGACGTTGGGTTGCTGTCGAGCGAACGGTGCGGGTTTACTCTCTCACAGGATGCTTCCGTTAGCACTGAAGTGTTCTTCCTAGACACAGCTTCCTCAGACGAAGTGAATCTAGAATGGTCAATGAGTATAGGCCAGGTATATAACGCATCCAATCAAGGGGGAATCTATATCGGGTTCATTGACCAAGCGGATGCCCAACCACAGAACGGCGTTGCGGTGAGCTACAGCTACCCTGCCGATAATAATAGGTTCGGACTTCGTTCTTGGGTTGCTGGGGTAGAGAGTTCTGTAAGTATCTCAGGTACTTTCCCTATAACATTTGGGTCGTATAATAAATATTTGATGAGAATAACCCCTTCCACTGGGAGGACGAGGTTGTATATAAACGGTAATCTGTTCGCTGATTATAATTTCGCATCACTCCCGACGGCGGGATTCACTCTAGGAGCCTTCATAGTTGGTGGCACAAGCATTGGTCAAACAATAGACATCGACTGGATGCGGCTCTACACCGATTACAGTTCGGACAGATAACCCTTGTAATGGAGAATAGATGATATGGCTCGTTTAATTATAGGTGGAACAGGCGGAGGTGGTGGAGGCGGGGGAGGCGGGGGCTTCGGGGCTGTAGCTACACAGAACGCAACCGACTCGGAGGTTAGCATACGTTCCGAATCCATCTGGGGAGGAAGATTAAGCAACTATAAATTCTACACAGAGGAGGGCATAACATATAGAGAGATGAATGCTCGTCCTTTTGTTGGGAGTTTCGACGGCAGCTTGATAACTGAATTGGTTAATGCTAATGATTTATCATCCAGTTACCAGAAACAACAGTACGTTGGCGGAAATGGTTCATCGTTTTGGGCTACTGATGACGTGACCATCAGCGGCGATGGAAGCGGCTCCTTATATCAGCATAATATAGGAGCTGAAAATATCGGGATAACGCTAGACGGAAATCAAGATGTAACTATTTCGTTCACTACACCCGAACTGAATATCATCGGATTGGATGTACCCGCTGGAACAGGTACTGCGACATTCGCGGCCACAAACGCTCCAGCTAACATCTCCCCAGCAAAATGGCTGAGGATATTTATTGGTGGGGTGCCGCACTGGATACCAGCGTTTGCAGAGTGACAGAGTTTTTTGTTGTAAACTGTAGTTCTTTTTATTAGGAGATAATTATGGCAATTCGTACCCAAGGTTCAGCATTATTTTTGCTTGACTCTTACAGTACCGCAATCCCAGCGGTCTTGAAGCTTCACTGCCCTACTGGTATCACTGGTCTGGGCGGCCCAGCTGACCAAATCGACAGCACCTGCTTGGACGACACCGACCGCAGCTTCCTTCGTGGTCTGGGTAATCCTGGCGCTGTTAACGTTCCGTTCAACTTCGACCCAGTGCAGTTCTCCCATCAAATCCTGTTCGACTTGAAGGAAGATGGTCGTAACCTGCAATGGGCGATTGGCTTGTCCGATGGTGCCGATGTCCCAACCGTTAATTCCGACGGCGACAATTTCGAGTACCCAACCACCCGCACTTTCGCAGCGTTCCAAGGTTATGTGTCCGATGTGAATATCGATATCGCTACCAACGAAATCGTTCGGGGCACCCTGGTGGTTCAGCGGAGCGGTGTAGTTAGCTGGTCTTGGAAGGCGTAAGTAGTTCTAATTTCAATAACATGGGAAAGGACCCAAAATGAATCCTAATTCGATTCCTGATTCACTGTTTGCAAGCGGCGATGTAATTGAACGCCAGGTTGAGTTGTCTGATGGGAAAAAGCATACGTTGTATTTTAAGGAGCTGCCAGCAGTGGAGTTCCGGCGCTTTACCCTAGCAGAACGTTCTGGTGATGAAGAAAGACAAGTCGAAGCGATGGGCAGACTTATTGCTCGCTCTTTAGTTAACCCAGATGGAACTGCTGCAATGACCGTCGAAAAGGCCTTGACTCTAAAGCCCGACGCGATGAACAAGATTAGCGAAGCCATCATGGAGCTAAACGGGCTAGCAGCGGGCAAGTCAAAAAAAGCCTAGCCGTCAAGGGCGAAGAGTGGTTTTGGTTCGTCCTGGCGCTCGCCCTTGGCGGCAGAACAGTAAAAGAGCTACAGGAAACGATGAGCCAGCAAGAGTTCACTATGTGGACAGAGTTCTACAAGCTGTATCCGTTTGACAATTACCACGTTCATCAGCGGCCCGCTGCGATGCTGGCTGCTGTGACGGGTAGAGTAGAGATAGAGAAGATAGCGGAGTGGCTAAAGAAGCCCATAGGTGGTGGTAACAAAGAGTTCGACTCCACTGACATGAGCATCATTGAAACACTAGGCGGACACCCACCAGGAGGATAAAGATGGCTGCTGGAAGTATTATAATCGACCTGCTGATGAAAACGGGTTCCTTCGAAACCGATACCAAACGGGCGGAGAAGGCTCTCGCCAACTTCAAGAAGCAAGCAGCGGACATCGGGAAGGTGGTAGGCGGAGCGTTCCTGGCGATGGGTGCTGCTGTAGCTACTGGCGTCAAGCAGTCCATCGACTTGCAGGACGAGATGCTAAAGGCTTCTCAGAAAGTTGGGGTAAGCGTCGAAGCGCTGAGCTCCATGGGGTATGCAGCTGACCTGGCTGGGGTTGCACAAGAGTCGTTGAATGCTTCGCTGGTGCGCTTGTCCAAGGGCATGAGCGACGCTTCCCAAGGAACAGGCGAAGCGCTTAAAGCTTTCACTGCTCTGGGTATCAGCTTTAAGACTACGAACGGCGAGTTGCGTTCCGGCGACCAAGTCATGTTGGACATTGCTGAGCGTTTTGCAGCAATGGAAGACAGTGCTGGAAAGACTGCTCTGGCTGTGGCCTTGTTTGGTAAGGCTGGAGCGGAACTTATCCCGTTCCTGAATCAAGGCAAAGAAGGTATCGCGGGCTTGCAAGAAGAAGCCGACCGCCTTGGGATTACTCTTAGCACGGATGCAGCTAAAGCGGCTGAAGTGTTTAACGACAACATGACTCGCCTGGGTGCAGTATCTCGCGGCATCTTCAACGAGATTTCCAAACAGCTCCTTCCCTCCCTGGTCAACCTGACCGACGAAATGTTTAACACAGCGCAAGGCTCATCTGCTTTGGCTGAAGCTGCTTCGGTTGCGGTTACGGGTATCAAGCTTATCGCTTCCGCTGCTCTAGCGGTCGGGGGAGTGTTCAAAGTAGTAGGGAATCAGATTGGGGGATTTGCAGCATCCCTCGTCCAGTTATTCTCCGGCAACTTCCAAGCAGCGTTCGATATCACAGCCCAGCGAACCGTCGACTTTGTTGACGATATCACCCAGACGTTTAAATCAGTAGGCGCATTATGGGATGAGCCGGCAGCAAGGATTGAATCGCAGAGCGGGGACATAGCCAAGAAGATTGCTGCTCCGATTATCAAAGCGGAAGGCGAGACTGGCAAAGCTGCTAAGAAGATGTTTGAGAATGTGGAGAAAAGCATCCGCGACATCCAAACAGAAGTGGCTAAGCTGGAAATGACGGATGTAGAAGCCAAGCTCTTTGATTTGCAAATTGCTGGCGCTAGCCCAGAGCAGCTTGAACGGGCTCGCGAAGCTCTGCTGATACTGGAAGAATATACCGACAAGCAGGAACGCTTTAAGGCAATGGCTGAAGAAGCAGAGAAGCCTCTAAAGCGCTTGCATGAGTTAATGGAAGATACTCCAACAGCAGGGCTCGAGAAAGCCCGTGAGGATATGAAGCTGTTAGCTGACGCGTATCTGAAAGGAACAATCAACCTCGAACAGTACACTGAAGCAGTCAACGCAAGACTGGGACGTTCCCACGAGGAGACCGCGGACAAAGTGACCGAGTTCTGGGAAGAAGCGGCTGCCAACATGCAGGACGCAATGGGCACATTCTTCTTCGATGCAATGCAGGGCAAGATGGGTGACTTCGGCGACTCATTTAAAAATATGATTGACCGCATGGTGTCTGAACTGCTGGCATCACAACTGCTCGAGTTTGCAAAGGGGGCGTTTAATGACGCTGGTGGAGCGGGCGGAATAATGGACTTCTTCAGTGGCTTCTTTAACGCGAAAGGTAATGCGTTTACTTCCTCAGGTGTTGCCCCGATTCCTTTCGCTTCCGGTGGGATAGTAGATGGGGCAACCCCATTCACGTTCGGGGGAGGAAGGACGGGCGTTATGGGCGAAGCAGGTCCCGAAGCTATCATTCCACTGAAGCGAGGGGCAGACGGCAAGCTTGGGGTAGGTGGTGGGGTGAGCGTTGTGAATAACTTCTCAATCGCTGGGACTATGGATAGCCGCACTCAAGCACAGATAGCCGCTGAAGTAGGACAATCGGTTAACAGAGCATTGGCGAGGAACACATAATGACATTTTTAGAAACACCGCGATTCCCTGCAAACGTGAGCTATGGTGCCACAGGGGGGCCTGGCTACAAGACCAACATTGTCATTGTAAACTCGGGGCATGAAAAACGGAACATTACTTGGGCGGTCGCTCGCGCCTCGTACGACGTTTCGCATGCTGCCCGCACCAAAGAGAAGCTGTACGAGTTGATACACTTCTTCCGGTCAGTAAAGGGCAGGGCTTACGGATTCCGGTTTAAGGATTGGAGCGATTATCAAGTAAGCGATGGGGAAGGCTTTCTGGGCGATGGGGTTGCAGACGGTCTGCTTACGTCATACCAGATGATTAAGAAGTACGAGACTGGAGTGCTTTCCGAGGAGCGTACTATTAACAAACCTGTTCAGGGGACTGTAACGGTTTATCGTAACGGGGCGCCAGTCACCGAAGGGGCAGCGCCTGGCAATGTGACAATCGATTATACTTCCGGCCTGGTAACGTTTATTCCAGACGAAGCGGAAGTAATCAACGCTAACATCGCGCGGACTATAATTGGGATTACACTGGATTCGGATGGGAACCCAATCATTGAGACTTCGGTTGCCCACGGTTTTGTCGCTGGGGATAAGCTCAAGACCGAATCGGTGGGCGGCATGATTCAGCTGAACGGAAATTATTATGACGTCCTAAACGTTCCCGACGGAACCCATGTGACTCTGGATGTTGATGCGAGTGCGTTCGGAGCATACACAAGCGGGGGGACGATAACCAAGTATGGCATCACGCAAACGAACCCAGCTCGGGTCTACTTAACTGGGCATACTTTTACAAACGGGCAGAAAGTTCGAATCATGGGTGTTGGCGGCATGACCCAGATTAACGACCTGGCGTATGCAGTCGTTAATGCCAACGCGGATTATTTTGATTTAAGCGGAGTCGATGCAACTGCGTTCTCTGCTAGGACAACAGGTGGGAGCGCCGAACTTTATCCGGACGGGGACACATTAACTTGGACAGGGGAGTTCGATGTGCCGTGCCGTTTCGATACAGACCAGATTCGCGTCGACGTAATCGCACCCGGCGTTCAAGGCTGGGGACAGATTCCTATTGTGGAAATCAGGGTATAACATGAAAACAATTTCACCCGCACTTAAAGCTCACCTGGAGCAGGAAGTCACAACGCTTTGCACTTGCTGGAAAATCACTCTTAATAACGGGACTGTTCTAGGATTCACGGACCACGTTAACAACTTGGAAATTGATGGCGTAACATACGAGTCCGCTATCGGATACACTCCCTCCAATGTGACCACGTCGAACAACCTGTCCGTCGATAACTTGGAAGTCATTGCTCTAGTAGACTCCGACCTCATAACAGAAGGCGATATCATTGCCGGGCTTTGGGACTATGCGGGCATCGAAATCTTCGTGGTCAATTATGAGGACTTGTCGCAGGGCAGCCTTCATCAGCGCAAAGGAACTCTGGGTAACATAAAGCTAAACCGCGGAGCAGTGGCAGCCGAACTTCGTGGCATGATGCAAGCTTACACAAATGTCATCGGGGAAGTGACCACGCCTACATGCCGGGCCCAGTTTGGTGACAATCGTTGCACAGTTAACCTTGCCCCATATACGTTCGCAGGGGCTATCACAAGCGTAACGGACAACCGCAATTTCGCGGACACTTCCCGCACGGAAGCGGACAACCTGTTTCAATATGGCTTGGTAACAATGACAAGCGGGAATAACGCAGGGCTAAGCATGGAAGTTAAAGCTTCGACCCAAGCAGGGGGCATAATTGAACTGGTCATCCCGTTCCCGTACAACTTGGAAGTAGGTGATACTTATACTATCGTCCGCGGCTGCTCAAAGACGTTCGCAGCTTGTGTCGGTTACGCTAATGCAATCAACTTTCAGGGCGAGCCCCATGTTCCTGGCATAGATAGGGTGATGTCATATGGTACGAACTAATCTAGAAGTGGTGAGCAAAGCTCGTGAGTACTTAGGCACTAAATTTCGTCATCAAGGCCGGCTCAAGGGTATCGGGGTCGATTGTGTCGGTCTGATAGTTGGGGTGGCTCACGAACTGGGGCTCAGCAATTTCGATGCAAAGAATTACGGCAGGGACCCGGACCCGAAGATGATGCGGGAAGTCTTAAACCGCGAAATGATTCCAATCAAAGTTAACGATGCCCAGCCAGGTGATGTCCTTTGGATGGTGTTCTATAAAGAGCCCCAGCACTTAGCAATCAAAACGGACGTTGGGATAATCCATTCTTATTCGGGCGTTGGGAAAGTAGTCGAGCACGTTCTAGACCATACGTGGCGTTCGCGCATTCGTGAAGCTTATCGTTTCAAAGGAACTGAATTATGCAGCTAGCACTTCCTCTGATAGGGGCTGGTATTGGTGGGGCAATCGGTGGGACGTTTATGGGCATGTCCGCGGCTGGTATCGGATGGACCATAGGTTCGATTGCTTCGTCCATGCTGGGTATCGGGCAGCAGAAGATATCTCTTCCCGACCAGCAGGGTCCGCGCCTGGCTGACAAGTCCGTTCAAGGCTCTGCATACGGCTCGTTCATCCCTATCACGTACGGTTCCATCCGCTTAGCTGGGAACGTAATCTGGGCGCCCCCGCTGATTGAAGTCCGTAATGTGGAAAGGATTAGAAGCAGCGGAGGTGGCAAGGGAGGTGGCGGCAGCTCCAGCAGTAGCCATATCACATATTCGTATTTTGCCAACTGCGCCATCCTGCTCTGCGAAGGCGAGATAGATGGTGTTGCTCGTATATGGGCGGACGGGAAGCTAGTATATGACCGTCGACCCAACAACACGGGCTTCACAGGAGTGAGCGCTGGTATCCGAGTTTATAAGGGCGACTTTAATCAGCAGCCCGACCCGCTCCTCCAGTCATATCTAGGGGCAAACAATACCCCAGCCTATCGCGGTCGAGCCTACATAGTATTCGAGCGACTGGATGTGGCACCATACGGCAACCGCATCCCGAACTTCACGTTCGAGGTTGTACGCGGGCCCGAAAGCTACCCTCCAAGAGAGACATTCCCTGATGGGTATGCAATGTATAAACGACCCATCAACGGTCGCATCTATACAGCCCATGCCACAAGCGTGAACGGCCCGGGTTTCCTGGTCGCCCGTGATGTTTATACGGGGCAGGAAATTGATAGGGTAGCTCTCCGGTCCGATGATACCGACCCAAGGACGGTGACCCATGTCTACGGCTACCAAGTCGACGAGATGACTGGAGAAGTTGATTATTATGATGAGATATGGGTAGCGGGCAGGAATGCTGGTGTTAACTGGCCCGATGATATGATTGTTGAAAAGTACGACCCTAATTCCCTAGCGTATCTCGGTAACAGCAACCTGGGTTGGTCAGGAGGCTTGGCTGCTTCAGGGGCGACTATATACAACCCTGTCACAATGACAGCATGGGCGTTCTGCGGAGCTGCATTCGGGGATGCTCGTATCACAAGCATGGAAGGAAACTTCCTTGAGTTCATTACCTCCGAAATGCAGACGCAATTAGATTCGTTTGATTATATCGAAGTGACGCCCGGCTTCCGTTACCAAGGAACTGAAATGGTATTGGGCGGAGATGTGTCCACATGGCGCCTCGTGCTAGCTGGACAGAACTTAGGCGGCCAGTACATCATCGAGATATTTAGTTACGAGACTAACAACAGGGTACACCATATATCCATGCCAGCTGGTTCCGGCAATATGCGGCTGGCATGGGACACTCGCAGGGATGTGGTATATGTAGCGCGAGACTTGAGCCCAAATGTTTATGAACTCGACCCGATAGCAGGAACGCTCACCCTAGTCCTAACAGCCCCAGCTAATGTCTTCTATATGATTTATTCCAGCCTTAGTGATTCCCTGTGGCTGGGTTCAAGCAACACATTCCGGAAGTACGACGTGACAGACTGGAGCTTAGAGGAGTCATATACGACCCCAGCTCCGGATGATACGAGTGTTGCTCTAACGTTGTACGATAACGGCAATATCGAATGGGCCTGGCTGCTGGGAGGGCTGAGCTATAACGGGGAATTGGTTCGTGTCCCATTGCTTCCCCGCATCCAACCCACTTCCGCTTTGTTGATGGACATAGTAACGGACATAAGCGAACGGGCAGGATTGGAAGCCCCTGAGATAGACGTGGCAGATATGACGGAAGAAGTTCTAGGTTACGTGATAACAAAGCAAGCCCCAGCCCGAGCAGCTCTTGAGCCCTTGTTGCTGGCCTACTTTTATGACGCAGTGGAAAGTGATTAAATGGCCGCTAAAATCAAATTCGTGAAACGTGGCGGGGCACCCGCTGTCACTATTCATCAAGACGACCTGGCAGCAAGCGAGTCAATCGGTAACGTCGAAGACTTAATCGCTATCGAACGCACTCAGGAAGCTGAGATGCCGAAGGAAGTGCAGATTGGATATATCAGCCAGGACCACGATTACCAGACTGGGGTCCAGCATAGCCAGCGCATGACGGGCGGCAGCATTAACAAGATAGGCATCGATGTCCAAGTCGTGTTGACAGCTAACCACGCGAAGCAGATTGCTGACAGCGTACTTTATAACGCCTGGGTCTCGCGCAACATGGCCCAGCTAAAGCTGAACAATAAATACAAGTTCATCGAGCCGACGGACGTCATACTTGTGGAAACAGATGTCGCAGTTCACCAGTATTATGTTCTGGCAACTGATGACAACTCGAACGGGGTTATTGGATTGCAATGCGTTCCGGACGAAGCTTCCCAGTACATCTCCAATTCGGAAGGGGATGGGGGCGAGTTCGACGACCAAGTCCTGTACCCGCTGGCTAAGAGTCGGTACGAGCTGCTTGATATTGCACTGCTTCGGGATACGGACGAAGGCATTGGAATCTATGTGGCTGCCGCGGGCCGGAATGATGGATGGGAAGGGGCTGTTGTTTTCAAGTCCTCTGATAACGGGCTAACCTACCAACAGCTTGACGGGGTGTTCACTGCTTCCATATTCGGGTTCACCCGTGATGTCCTTGGGGTAGGACGTGCCGACATATTCGACGAGACCAATACCCTTATTGTTCGCTTCCCATACGGCGGAGAATTAAGCAGCACGACAGAGCTCGCTGTATTGAACGGAGCTAACGCTCTGTTAGTGGGTGACGAGGTATTGCAGTTCAAGAACGCGGAACAGCTTGATGAAGGTATATACGAAATCAGCGGGCTGCTTCGTGGCCGCAGGGGAACAGAATGGGCAATCAGTACGCATGCGGAAGGGGATAGGGTTGTCCTGTTGGACTTCGCTCTTATCCGCCTAGCGCTACCCAGCACCGACATCCCTCAAGAACGCCTTTACAAGGTCGTCACGTTAAACGACATCATACAGGACACTGAGGAGTCGTCCTTCACGTTCCAGAACGTAGGCCAGGAATGCTACGCTCCTGTCCATGCCTTTGCAGTCGAGCGGAACGCAACAGGCGACGTCACGATAAACTGGGTTCGCCGGAACAGACTGTATGCAGATTGGCGCGACTATGTCGACGTCCCAATGAGCGAGCAAACGGAAGCATATGAAATAGACATCGTCGACGAGTTGGGCGAGCTAGTAAATACATATGAGTCCACAAGTTCCACATTTGATTATACCAGGGCTCTCCAGCTTTCCGACTTCGGTGCCCCTTCATGGCTACAGATACTTGACAACGCGGATTTTGATATAGACGGCTTCCCTGATTATGTTATAGGGCTGACGTACTGGAATGGATACCTGGTCATAACAACAGGGGGCATATCCGGAGGAAGCGGGCAGGTGTACCTATGGGACGGCACCACACTGACCTCCATTTTCATAAACTCGACAAGCTATCTGGAAGTGTTTGCTCCGACTGTTTACGCCGGCTCGCTGTATGTGGGCACATATTACACTCTCACCGGATATGCAGACGTCTGGAGGTATAGCGGGAGCGGAATAGTCTGGACGCAAGTTGGGGGCGACGGGCTCAATTCAGGCTGGCCAGCAACTTACGATATGGTCAGGTCCATGATAGAAGACGGGACGTACCTTTACGCAGGTCTTGGAGCTTCAGCGGGCGGTGCGGAAGTTTGGAGATGGAACGGAACGGTCTGGGAAAAGATTGGCGGGGATGGACTGAACTCGAGCTGGAATACTGATTACGAAGTTGTCCAGACGATGGTGATTATGGGCACCACATTATATGTAGGCATAGGTAACAGCGCCAACGACGCCGAAGTCTGGTCAACCCCTGTTGGTTCTATTAGCTGGACCAAGATTGGCGGGGACAGTGTAAATTCTAGCTGGGGTGCTGGGTACGAGCGCATCCGTTCGCTTGCTCAGGATGGGACATATATCTATGCCGGTCTTGGTGATAGCGCAGGGGACGCCGAGGTATGGAGATGGAACGGCACAGCCTGGACTAAAATCGGGGGCGACTCCTTAAACGGAAGCTGGGCAAGTGCTCATGAGTATGCGTACACCATGACCGTCCTAAGTGGGGTGCTATATGTAGGCCTTGGTGAAAGCGCCGACGAAGGAGAAGTCTGGTCTTGGAACGGTACAAGCTGGACTAAGGTCGGAGGGGATGGGGTTAGTGGCGGATGGAACGGAGCAGCTTTCGTCCGTGCCCTTTATGCGCATGATGGAGTCTTATATGCTGGGCCTGGAGTATCCAGTAACGGGACTAACGTCTGGCAGATACAAGACCCATCAAATCCAGTTCCCGAGGTGGTCAATTTTAATGTGTACCAGATGTCAGCAATCAACGGCAGGGGATACCCTGCTTCCGGAACAATCATCAGAAGGACTTAATCATGTCAAACAGCACCACGAACCTAGATACAATTAGCTCCAGCCAAGCAAGCAAGGAAGTGACCGCTAACGCTTTGTTTGACGCGGGGTCACCAGCTACGATATTCGGCCGCCGGGCATCAACCACAACCGGGCTGACCTGGGGATACTACGGCGGCAGGATGCTAGTTGATGGCGTACTGACCACGATTGCCAATGGTGTCGTGGCACTATCAGCAAGCCTTACAAACTACGTTGAAGCTACGCCAGCGGGCGTTGTTTCCGCAAACACCACGGGTTTCACGCCCGGTAGCATCCCTCTTTATACAATCGTTGCAGGAAGCTCAACTGTTACAAGCTACACCGACGAACGGGCATGGGTTGACCCAAAGCATGTGACCTCGAAAGTATCTGTTCCCGTAACTAATGCACAAGTGACCTTAAATGCAGCGCAAGCCCGGGCCCGCTATATCATCATCACAGGGGCTTTGGCTTCGGCTCAAAATGTTATACTGCCCAACAGTGGTGAATGGGTCGTATTTGTAAACAGCTCATCAGGCGCTGACCCCATCACATTCAAGACGGCTGCCGGAACGGGGGTTGCGGTAGCTCAAACAAAGCGGGCTATCCTTCTAGCAGACGGGACCAACGTGGTTAGAGTGACAGCTGATACATAAGAACAGTCGGGGGGCTAGCGCATGGGTGAAAAAGAAACACAAGATAACATTGAACAAATGGTCGCAGATGCAAGAAAGACCTGCCCCGAAGAAGTTGTCGCCCTGCTGCAAATCATAGCCTCCCGTCAAACAGAAGTCCTTTCCCGAGTAGACAGCAACGAGCGAAAGTTCGAAACCCACCTACTCGAGGAACGGGAACGAATCGACCGAATCCTCAGTGATGCTTTTCCAAATGGTGACCCCAATGGGCACCGCAAAGCCCACGAAATCATGATTCAAAGTGAAACCGAGCGGGCAAAATTCTATTCCGATTTAAGAAACGAACTTTTCCGACGCGGCATCTTTTGGATACTTGCCCTGGTCGTTGGCTTGATGGCATTCGGTATCAGCGGGTGGCTAAGGGCGTTCCTAACTAAATTATGAACAACGATATAACAGCGCTCCAACTCTCCCGAGCCATGGAATGCCCAATGGAACGGGCTGTGAAATGGGTTGCCCACATTAACCGGGCGATGGAACGTTTCGAAATCAATACACCCAAGCGTCAAGCAGTTTTCCTGGCCCAAGTGGGGCACGAGTCGGGAAGGCTTCGGTACGTTCGGGAATTGGCCAGCGGCGAAGCTTACGACACGGGTCGCAAAGCTGTCTCACTAGGCAACACTCCCGAGGACGATGACGACGGGCGCTTATACAAGGGCAGGGGCCTTATCCAGATTACAGGGAAACGAAATTACCTCCTTTGCGGTATCGCCCTCGAGCTTGACCTCGTTGCAAAGCCCGAGCTGCTGGAGGAGCCACAGTACGCATCCTTATCAGCAGCCTGGTACTGGTGGAACACGGGCTTGAACGAGCTTGCTGATATGGGGTACTTCCGCACAATCACAAAGCGTATCAACGGCGGACTCAACGGGTATGAGGATAGGCTGGCGCTGCATGCGTTAGCCGTGAAAGCGCTATCGGCTTAGCATAGGGGGCAGTATGAAAAGAGTGCTTGGAGTAAACGGGATACATAACTGGTCAACGTCCAGCAACTCTTTCACCGACAAACTGCTAGCAACGTTGGCCCAAGATTTTGAAGTCATTGATATCGCCTACCCCAGAATGTGGGCACTGTTCGCATATCTACAGACGGCAAAGGAACGCCGGGCGGACGTGATAGCAGCTACAGCAAAGCACGGAGACATCCTTGTCGCGCACTCCTTCGGCTGCCTGGCCTCAATATACGCTATGCGGAAAATGGCCGCGGAACCTACCCCACGCAAGTTCTCCCATGTATTCTTTTTCGGAGCAGCAGCGGAACAGGACGTTTACATTCCGGACTGCTTTGATAAGCTATACAACATCCATTCGAAGAACGATGTCGCGCTAAAGTGGGGTGACCGTTTACCTTGGCATGACTTCGGGCTGCTAGGCCATAGTGGATATACCGGCGGGAATCGTAAGGTCGTAAACATCAACGCAGATGGGAACACTCACAGTTCGTACACCGATTACGGCAATATCTGCCAGTGGAAGCGCTTTATCATGGACCCGGAGAACTGCCCTATCCCGAGCCAGGTTAAACTCGAACCCGTTTACGTCCCGACCGCTAAGATACCCGGGCATCTCTAACCCCTGTACCATTCACCCTTGCTGTTGATGTACTTGAGCGTTCCGCACTTCGTACAGCGGACAGGGTAATGTCCTGTACCCAAAGCCCAGCCGTTGAAGTGTTCATACGGTTCGTCTTTGTGGTTGCGGGTACACTTCAACATTCTGTGTCTTCGCCTAGCGGCTTGCAAGGGATAGCTGATGTGGTTGTAGATAAGCCATCGGATATCCTTCAGGGTCAATGCGTTCATAAAGCCCTGTTTGAAGTCTTTCCACATTATGGTCAATCCTTCTTTGTTAATATATCGCCTTCCGTGATATGGCGAGTGCGACGGCGGGGCTTCCCTGTCTGAGCTTTCCCTCCCTTGCGCCCAGCCTCTCTGGCTTCATCTACAGTAAAGCGGTGACGCCCGTTTGCAGGTGTAGACCCGCCTTTGTGCCCGGCTGCCTTAGCTTCTTCCGGCGAGAACTTATGAGCGGTTCCTTTCTCATGCGCTGCTTTCCCGCCCATCCTAGCTATCTCCGCCCGCTTCTCGGGGCTCATGCTAGCGAACCCGCGTTTACCTTTTTCCATGCTGTTCTCCTTGTTAAGTACCTACTCCCATTGGCTCTGAAACGCTATCCGATTCCAGGTCTCCCTGCCTAACCGGACAAGACCTACATTCAAAGCCGCAGGGGCTAGACACTTTGGTGAACCCTCAAGCCAGCCGCTAAGCCTCTTGATTAGACCGTGCCTAACTTCCCTCGCGAGGATTCTTAGTCAACCAGGCATTCCTCCTTACCCTGGCGACGTGCGATTTGATTATACGCTTTGCGGAACGACCCCGAATCGTTGCAAGCCATTTGGACTGCTACTTCGGGAGCACCAAGTTCCTGCGCCCAGCAAATATAGTCAGGTTCATGGCTGGACTTGGCTCCGCTGATAAAGAAGAAGTTGCCGGAGAAGCTAGTATGCTTCAGGCATTTGGACGTGCCGTTAGCACCCGCGGCAATGGAGCTGCCGACGGGATTGGCTCGAGCTTCGAAGTTTCCTTCGTTAACCGTGAGCGAGTTGCCGCCAGACGATGCGCCAGCACTTGCACCGGCCTTAGAGGAGGCGTCACTGGAACTTTTACCACCGTCACCACCTACGCCGACAGCAGTAGCATCACCGCCCGTTCCGCCCAAGCCGATACCAGTAGCATTCCCGCCTGTTGCGGTTGCAGCGCCGCCAATGCCTACGCCTACGCCGATGCCCAAGGAATCAGCGCTTGCGTTGCCGCCTGTTGCGTTGCCACCGTCACCGCCGTTGCCCCCGTCACCACCCTGGCCACCGTGGCAAGAGTTACCCGGACAATCGTTACTGTTGTTATTCCCAGCGGACCACGCAGTAGACGAAAGCCCCAACAACAGAACAGCGAAAATCACCCCACAAAATTTCTTATTCATTTTTAACTCCTAAAAAGTGCCGCCAAATTATGCGTGACGGCTTCGCTTTATAATGCAAGAAGGATAATCGTCCAACCTGCAAATTCTGTCTAAACCTTATTAGGTCATTCCGTGTCTTCGATGAATCCGTTTATCTTTCGCAGGGTTTCGATTGGAGTGTCCTCAGATTTAATCGCTAGATATTTACCGACTCCCGGTATGTGGATATCCACAATAGGCAAGCATATCTCCTTGATAGTTTCGCTGGGCTGGGGTGCGTCCTCGAGGCTTGCTGGGAAAGGTATATGCTCAATGCGCCGGACCATCTTAGCTTCCAGCTCAGACCAAAATACATCCAGCCAACCAAGGCGCTTCTTGGGTTGGCAGCAACAGCGAACTTCCATTCTTCTCATTTCATTACCCTCGTTGTTTTGACTGCTAGCGCCATCAATCCGTACCCGCAAACGAAGACGGCAAATCCAATCAGGAAAATAATAAATCCGATAATCGTACTGATTAAATCGGTGGCTTTCTTAAACAGGTTTAATAGAAGCATTTAAGCTCTCCTGCATCTTGCGGATAAGCTCGGGGTTATCTTCCCGCCACTTCTGC